TGTCGCTGGAGGAAATGGCGGATCTGCAAATATCAATGGCGGTAGAGGCGCAGGAGCCGGAACTGCTAACGGTTCCGATGCAGCCAGCAATACTGGTGGTGGTGGTGGCGGGGGCGGTAATGGTATAGCTGGATACAGTGGCGGATCAGGCGTAGTCATTTTAAGTTATGCAGCAGAGTTTTCAGATATACGTTTCATTGGTGCTGGATTATCCTTCACTAAAACAATCAGCGGCGGTAAAACTGTTTACACATTCACCGCAGGTACAGGTACTATTATTTGGTAAAAATTATGGCACACTACGCATTTTTAGACGAAAATAATGTTGTCATTGAAGTCATTGTTGGAAAAAACGAAGGCGAAGGTGATATTGATTGGGAAGAACATTACAGCCAAGTACGGGGACGACCTTGTCGGCGCACAAGCTACAACACTTATGCCGGGCAACACAAAAATGGTGGAATAGCATTTAGAAAAAACTATGCAGGAATAGGTTATACATATGATGCAAGTTTGGATGCTTTTATACCGCCAAAACCAGGTGATGAATACGAATTGGATGTAGAAACTTGTCTGTGGTGTCCAAAATAAAATGATTACGATTCACAATGCAACAATTACAGCATAGCAAACCAAAGCAATTTATACAATAAATACTAACATGGCTATTACCAGATACCGCGGATTCAGCACAATAGATCAATTTAAAAAGTTTAGATTGACTGATCTTGAATTGATCAAACGTGATTTGCTCAATCACTTTGCTATACGCAAGGGCGAAAAATTAATGAATCCAGAATTTGGCAGTATAATATGGACTATTTTGTTTGAACAATTGACTGCCGATGTTAAAGCCTTGGTTGTTGATGACATACAACGGGTAGTAAACTACGACCCCAGAGTAAGGGTAGATGAGGTACTGATTGATCAATTTGAGTACGGCCTACAAGTCCAAGTTGAAATGACGTTTTTACCTGACGATTTAAGCGATGTTTTGGTTCTTCAATTCAATAAAGAACTAAACACAGTGATAGCAGCTTAAAAGTACCACTTAATTATTTCGATAAATACAAAAAATAGGTATTAAGTATGGCTATTACTACAAGACAAACAAGTTTACTAGTTACTGAAGATTGGACCAAAATCTATCAGACTTTCAGAGAAGCTGATTTCCAAAGTTTTGATTATGAAACTTTGCGGAAATCCATGATCGAATACCTACGCACTTATTACCCAGAAGATTTTAACGATTTTACAGACAGTTCAGAATATATTGCTCTGATTGATCTCATAGCATTCTTAGGACAAAGCTTGGCGTTTAGAACTGACTTAAACGCTAGAGAAAATTTTATTGATACTGCAGAACGTAGAGACAGTATTTTAAAGTTAGCAAGACTAATCAGTTATAATCCCAAAAGAAGTACGCCTGCATCTGGGTTGCTGAAATTTGATAGTGTCAGTACCACTGAAACTTTGTTTGACAGCACTGGTATAAATTTAAGCAACGTAATTATTAGTTGGAACGATAGTACCAATGAAAATTGGTTGGAACAATTTACCGCAATTATTAATGCTGCGCTAGTAGCCACACAAGCAGTGGGCAAACCAGGCGCTACAAAAAACTTGAGCGGAGTGAAAACTGATGAATACACTATTGATGTAATCGCCGGCGTTACACCAACTTTTCCATTCACATCATCTATTGCCGGAGCTGATTATCCTTTTGAAATTGTAAGTGCTACTTCAGTTGATCAAGATTTTTTATATGAATCGGTACCAAGCACATCGGGAATTTTTAATGTGTTATATCGCAATGACAATCAAGGCAACTCCAGCAACAACACTGGTTATTTTTTCTACTTCAAACAAGGTGCCTTAAATTCGTTAGACTTTAATATCACTGAAAGTTTGTCAAACAGAATTGTAAATGTTAATTTTGATAACATCAACAATACTGATGTGTGGTTGTACAGCTTGACGCCAAGCGGAAATCTAGACACACTATGGACCCAGGTGCCTGCTGTCAACGGCATTAATGTGATTTACAACAATACAGACCAAAGAAATTTATACAGCGTGGCATCAAGAGCCAATGATCAAATTGATTTGGTGTTTGGCGATGGATCGTTTACCAATATTCCTGTAGGCAATTTTAGAGTTTATTATAGAACAGGAAATAATTTAACTTACAAAATTACCCCTGATGAAATGTCAGGTATTTCAATTAATATACCGTATAGAGGAAGAACTGGAAGAGCAGAAACATTGACTATAAGAGCAAGTCTGCAATACACAGTCACAAATGCTCTCACAAGAGAAAGTCTTGACGAGATTAGAAACAAAGCTCCTCAACAGTATTATACTCAAAACAGAATGGTAACGGGCGAAGATTATAATATTCTCCCATATACAACTTTTAGTAATATTTTAAAATTAAAAGCAGTTAATAGAACCAGTTCTGGTGTTAGTAGATACTTGGATGTCATAGATTCCACCGGCAAATATTCCAGCACTAATATATTTTCTGAGGACGGTATTATCTACAAAGAAGATTATCAAGAAACTGAAGTGTTTCAGTTTACAAGCAGCACGGAAGTCAATGCCATAGTTAGAAATATTTTAAAACCTTTAATATCAAGCATTCCTACCAGACATTTGTATTACGATACTGCCACACGAAACAGCCCACAAGGACCCACTATAAATGCCACCAGCATGGTTGTTGGCACCACTTATAAAATTTTAAGTGTAGGGTCAACGGTGTTCACCAATCTAGGTGCTGCCTCTAACACAGTTGGTACTGTTTTTACAGCTACCGCAGTTGGTACCGGAAACGGAACTGTGGCCACAGTGGCATTATGGACACAAACTTCAAACAGTGCTGGCCGTAGCGTTGGCATATTCACAAGCCCAAATTACACTTATCTAGTGCAAGGAAGTCTTGTCAAATTCGTTGCTCCAGATGGAAAATACTTTGATGCTCAAAATCAATTACAAACAGGCACTCCAGAGACTGAGTATCAGCGCACAGTATTGTGGGCAAGTATTATCAATTATGACGATCCTGGATTAACATCCAGCGCCACTTTAAGTGTAGTGGTACCCACTGGTGCTATAGTTAGTCAGGTTATTCCAGTTTTTGCCAACGATTGGTCAGAATCTTTAATTAACAGTATTATTTTACAGATATTGAGTTATAAAACTTTTGGCCTGAGATACGACATTACCACCATGACATGGAAAATTATCGAAAGTCAAAATCTTGGTAATGGCAATTTTAGTTTGACCAATGCTGGCAGCACAGCCGGTACAGGCGCAGACAACAGTTGGTTTATCAGTTTGTCATTTGCCAATGGCGAGTATACTGCGGTTAGTAGAGGCATAGATTACTACTTTCAAAGTGAAAGAGAAACAAGATTTTACTTTGATCCTGATGTAAGAGTGTATGACAGTAGAACTGCCACTACCTTGATTGACAGTATCAGAGTTCTTAGAACAAACACATTGCCAGATTCCAGTAATGCTTTATTTTACAGTCAAATTTATAGAATATGGAATAGAGCCATTGGTCCAGATGGAATTGACGATAACAGAAAAATTAGAATTACTTTCCCCGACGATAATCTAGATGAAGTACCGGACAATCCTGATTTGTTTTTAGAATTAGTGGCACCATCTACCAATCCGGAAAATAAAAATGTTTATTTTGTTGAAGCCCTAGATCAATATAATTTTTTAAGATATGATCCAGTTGATCAAAATACCATTGTAAGTGCATACGACACCAAAGACAGTATATTAGACAACATTACTTTGTATGCTACAGGCACAATATTCTATGCAGCATTGGGAGATTCATCTGTGGCAGACGAAAATGGTCCAACATTTTACGAATCGACTGGCACATCTCTCAATACAGTAAGAAATTACATTGCAAGAACTGGAAGATCAGATTTGCAATTTCAGTACAAGCACAATGCTCCTAACAATAGAAGAATTGACCCAAGTCCTAACAATCTAATAGATTTTTACATTTTGACAAAAAGCTATTCAAATGATTACTTTGCGTACATTGTTGACACAAGCAACAAAGTGCCCGAGCCTGTAGCTCCAACTATTTCTGATCTAAAAATCGAATTTGGGTCAATTGAAGCATTCAAAACAATCAGTGATAGTATCATTTATAATCCAGCAGTGTTTAAACCATTGTTTGGTAGCAAAGCAGACGCATCGTTGAGAGCAACGTTTAAAGTTATCAAAAATCCAAATTCTAACATCAGTGATAACGAGGTAAAAAGCCAAGTGGTAGCTGCAATCAACACATATTTTGATATCAATAACTGGGATTTTGGTGAAACATTTTATTTCAGTGAACTGAGCGCATACTTGCATACAACATTGGTGCCTTACGTCAGCAGCATAATTATTGTTCCGTCAAATTCAAGTAGTCAGTTTGGAACTTTATATCAGATTGATGCTGACCCTGATGAAATTTTGATAAGCGCAGCAACCGTAGACAACGTACAAATTATTCCTGCAATTACAGCAGCACAATTGAATATAACTGGTTAATAGGATTTATAATGGCAGCTTTTAAAACTTTAGAGTTTCTACCAGAAATCTTTAGAACAGATACAAATAGAAAATTTTTAAATGCCACTACTGACCAGCTGGTCAGCGAACCTGATTTAAAAAGAATCAACGGATACATTGGAAGAAAACTTGCCCCGTCGTACGAGACAGTAGACAGTTATATTGTTGAGCCATCCAGGAACAGACAAGATTATCAACTTGAACCCAGCATTATTGTTAAAGATTTAGATACAAATGAATTATTATTTGCCACCACTTATACTGATATTGTAAACAAAATAAATTTTTATGGCGGTCTAAGCAATAATCATTCTAGACTTTTTGAAAGCGAATATTATTCTTACGACCCGCAAATAAATCTAGATAAATTTATAAATTTTGCTCAGTATTATTGGTTAGAAAATGGCCCTGATGCTGTAACAATTACAGCGTCAACAGTGCCTTTTGAGGCCACCTACACAGTGGTGTATGACTCAACAACACAGACATATCGGTTTAGTAATTATGGAGACACTCCTAATCCAATCATTACTCTGGCACGAGGTGGTAGGTACGTGTTTGAAATTAACGAACCTAATAACAAATTTTACATCCAGTCGGGTCCGGGATCTTTGGGAATAAATGCAAATGCACCTAGCCTAACAACAAGATCAGTGCTTGGTGTAAGCAACAACGGTCAAGACGTTGGTAGTGTAATTTTCCAAGTTCCGTTGGCAGATGCTCAAGTTAATTGGACCAGTATGACTCTGGTTGCTACTGCCGATTACGCAACTAATCTTAGTTATCAGACATTGCAAGGTTGCTTGGTCAGTGATCTAGACCTATTAGGAGGATTAGATGGACCCACTTCATCTCTTAATGGTGTAAGTTTAATTTTTATTAACAATGAATTTATAGATGATGCTTTCTGGCACAATACTGCCAGAATAGAAGACGGTGTAATTTATTTAGATCAGGATCAACTTGTTCCAATAAGCCAAAGGAATGATGTTTACCAAATAGCAATTTATAATGATGATCAAGATAGGCCAAGAATTTATCTGGTACCAAAAACTCTAGTTAGTAATGAGCAAAAAGTAAAAATATCAGCTGGCTTAACAAATGCAGGAAAAGAGTTTTATAGTAGATTTGACGTTTTCAATCAAGTTCCTATAATAACAGCAAATCAAAATTTACTTTATTATCAAAGCGATCAGACTGACAATGCAGTAGGTGGAATTCAACTTATTGATCCCACTTTGGCGATCATTGATCCAGGATCGGAAATAGTTGGACAAATTGATTATGTCAGTCCCAACGGAGTAAAGTTTACAAATGGATTAAAGGTTTATTTTGATTCGACTGCCACTGAACCATACTCTAGTAATACCTATTATGTCGAAGGCGTGGGCGAGAGCATTGTATTAATACTTGCCGACGATTTGGTTTATCCAGAACTTGACAATCTTGACAATAAAGATTATATAACAATCAATAGAAGTAGTATTGATTTGAATGGCTGGTCAAGAAGCAATAGATGGTTCCATGTTGACGTAATTACCAAAACAGCTCAGTACAAACAAGTTGATCTTGTTTTAAATCAAGACTTTAGAGCACTGAGACCCATTATTGAATTTAATGCCAATTTACAATTGTTCAACTTTGGTACTCAAGCAAAACAACCAGTAGATATATTAGACGATATAATTACCAATGCTTATGTACAAGTGCAAGGAGCTCAGTGTATTTCTCCTACATCGTTATCAATTACTGTCAATGGCAAAACTGTTACATTGACTGATGGCGATAGAGTAATTTTCAGTAGAGACAACAATTTAGACGTAAGAAATAAAATTTATTCTTTTAGTATAGTAGAAGCAGAAAAACCAACTCCTGTTACTGCAATATATAGAGCTTATATTCAAGAAACTGATGATACCCTTGTTGAAGAAGGGCACACAATTATTGTAAACAGCGGAGATAATGGTCAAAAACAATGGCACTATAGTGGCACAGATTGGATTCAGAGTCAACAAAAAACTTCAACTAATCAGGCCCCTTTGTTTGACGTCATTAACAATGACGGTGTAAGCTTTAGCGATTTTTCAGTGTACAACGGATCACAGTTTCCGGGTACCAAAATATTTTCATACAAACAAGGCACAGGTACCAACGACCCTGTTTTGGGTTTTCCTTTAAGTTATAAAAATTTCATAACACAAGGTGATATTCAATTTGAAAACAATTTTCAGACTGACACATTTACATATCTCATAAACGGTGGAGTCAGTGAAACTGTAACTGTTAATACAGGGCTTTTACAAAAAAATATTACTAGAGATACCAGTGTAAGATTAAACACTTGGACCATTAATAGCAATTTCAGTAAACAGTACCAAATTTTCAGCTTTACATATGATGGTTCTACCAATTTGTTTCCAATTGACATTTTACCAAATTTAAGCGTAAATGTTCCCAATATCAAAGTTATTGTCAATAGAACTTTGGTTTCAACAGGACAATTTGCAATTACCAAAGCTGTCGATAAACTAGCTGTTCTAATCAATCCAGATCTTTTGACTGTCAACGATGCAGTCTTTATTCAAATTTTTAACAATACAGATGTTTCGCCCACTGCATTTTATCAAATTCCTTTAAATTATGACGTCAACAGTTTAAATGATGATTTAGAAACATTAACTTTGGGTCAGGTTAGAAATCATTTAATTGAATTTAAAAATAACAGTTTGGATATTGTTGGTGAAGTACCTGGTAACAGCAATTTACGGGACATTTATTTTGCAAATCGCAGTGGTACTATTTTGCAACATAGCGCACCAATTGTGTACGCAGGACTTTTCTTGAATCATCCAACAATGAATTTTGTTGATTCACTGCGATTAGCATCAAAAGAATATACACAATTCAAATACAAATTTCTGGAACTAGCAGCAAATCTAGACCTAGATAGAACCAATGTCAGCCAGTCTGTTGATGCAATAATGGCAGTGATAAACAACGTTAAAAATGACAGCTTTCCTTGGCATTACAGCGACATGGTTCCATATGGTGATTCTGATAAAACAACTCTGCCCAGTTATAGAGTATTTGATACAGATATAAGAGCATATGAAATTACCAATATCTTTCAAGACAGTGTCATTAGCAACAAAGCAGTTTTTGTTTACTTGACACGCACACTTGAAAATATTACAACCACTACTTTACTGGTCAAAGGTCAAGATTATTATTTTGATCAAACAAGACCCGCGGTCATAATTCAAGATACCTTCAATTTGTTGTATGATGATTTGTTGACTATTGTAGAGTATAACAATACTGATGGTAGCTATGTTCCTGAAACACCAACCAAGTTGGGTTTATATCCAAAATTTATTCCGGAAATTTATCTTGACAACACGTATAGAACACCTATCCAGGTAATTCAAGGACATGATGGTAGTCTTACACCTGCATTTAATGATTATCGAGACAGTTTGTTGTTAGAATTAGAAAGAAGAATATACAACAATATCAAAGTTGAATATGACGTAAACATTTTTAACATCAATGATTATGTTCCTGGAAAATTTAGATTGGTAGATTATTCAAGGCAAGAATTTGATCAACTATTAAGCCAAAGTTTTCTACGATGGGTAGGAACCAATCGAGTAAACTTTACTACCAATGATGTTTTTGAATCATCAGATGCTTTCACATGGAACTATAAAAATTTCAGAGATGTAATAAATGCCGAAAATTTACCAGGTACTTGGCGTAGTATATTTAGATATTTCTTTGATACTGATAGGCCACATACTCATCCTTGGGAAATGTTAGGGTTTAGTGAAAAGCCAGATTACTGGAATGATAGATATGGCCCTGCACCTTACACCGGAGGAAATTATGTTTTATGGGGAGATCTAGAATCGGGATATATACATTCTGGTCCACGTGCCGGCATAGATTTAAGATATACCAGGCCTGGGCTAACATCTATAATACCGGTTGATGATAGTGGTAATTTAAGACCGCCCTCAGAATTTTTAGTTACTGATTTTGACAGTTTAAGAGCAAATGCAAGTTTTTCAGTCGGTGATATAGGACCAACTGAATTGGCATGGAGAAGAAGCAGCGATTTTGCATTTGCTATGCAATACGCATTGGCTATTGGTAAGCCGGCAAAATATTTTTCTTTGTTGGCCGATGTTAAGAAATTTGTACGAAGCAGTGTGCTTGGACAGTTCGTGAATGTTGATGATGGCAAACATATACAACCAACGTCAATCAGAGTAAATGGTTTTGTTGACAACAACAATGAGGTTGAAAGAAGTGCTGGTTATATAAATTGGATTAGAGACTACATAAAAAACTCAGGTGTAAGAGATGCTGGTGCTGTAGTTAAAAATAATCTTAACACTTTGTCAGTGCAATTGGCATACAAAATGGCCGGGTACTCTGACAAAAAGTTTTTAGAGATTCTGGCAGAACAGGTAAGTCCGAGCAGTATCAATGACAGTATTGTTGTTCCTGAAGAAAATTATTCAATTGAATTATACAAAGGTGCACCTTTAGCTAAACTGGTGTATTCTGCTGTAATTGTTGAAAAAACAGTGAATGGATATACTGTAAGTGGTTATAATAGCAATGACCCATATTTTACAGTAATACCTAGTTTGCAAAATAATAACGCTTACACAATCAGTGTAAGCGGCCAACGAGCCACTATCTACAAAAATTCTCGAAATACTACAACTGTGGTTCCGTATGGTTTTGAATTTAACACCAAACAACAGGTGGTTGATTTTTTAGTTGGCTATGAAAGATATCTAAATCAACAAGGTTTTAAATTTGATGACAAAGACACTTTATTGTTAGAAATTAAAAATTGGGTATTAAGCGCCAAAGAATTTTTACATTGGACAACTCAAGGATGGAAGGAAGGCAACATTATTGTTCTAAGTCCAATTTCAGACACTTTAAAAGTTGTAAATTCATCTGCAGTAATTGACGAAATCACAAATACTTCTACTGGTAGTCGTGTACTAGATGTTAATTATACTCCTATCATAAAAAATAATTTTACTATAGTTAGAGAGAACAATCAATTTTCTATCAAAGCACTAGCAAATCAGACCATTGGATATGCTGAATTAAATTTAGTCCAATATGAACATTTGTTGATACTTGATAACACCACTGTATTCAGAGATATTATATATTTGCCAGAGACTGGCAATAGACAATATAGACTAAAACTGATTGGAGCAAAGACCAGTCAGTGGAACGGTAGTTTAGAATTACCAGGATTTATCTACAGCAGCAACAAATTCAATGATTGGAGTCAAGGAGTAGATTATCTCAAGGGATCTATAGTATTTTACAAACAAAGATTTTATACTGCATTAGAAAATATTACTGCCAGTGATAATTTTCAATCTGCAAGTTGGAAATTGCTAAATGCAGGAGAGATTAAAACTGGTGTCATAAACAATTTTGCTACCAATGCCTCCCAGTCCTTAAATTATTATGACATCAATGATCAACCCATAGACGAACAAATTCAATTGTTCAGCAATGGATTGATAGGCTTTAGACCTAGACAATATTTTACCAATTTAGGGATTGATTTAACAACCCAAAGCAAATTTTATCAGGGCTTGGTAAAACAAGGTGGCACTCTGAATGCAATTTATGCAATTAAAGGCGCCAAGTTTAACAATTTAGATACTCAACCTTTAGAGGTATTTGAAAACTGGGCTGTGAGAGTAGGCGAATACGGTGCCACTGATATAAATCAATTCTTAGAATTTGTATTGTCTGATTCTTTGTTTAACAATAATCCTGCTGTATTTCAAGTTGTTGACGGCACAGCTACACGTCAAACTGATGTAGTCTCATTTGAACAGCCTGACATTTATAAATCTAACATTGTTTTTACTCAAGATTTTTTAAGAACAGAAAATATAAACCAACCAGAAGAACTCAAACCTTTACCAGTGGCTGGATTTATTAATTTAGATGATATAGACGATACAATTTTTAACATTTTAGACAGCACAAACTCGCGTTTGATAAACGATATAGGAGTAGGTTATACTATATGGACTGCTAAAGATCTAAATGGACAATGGAATGTATTTAGAGCTACAAATGTCCCTGGAGTACCTTTTTTATTACGATATAATATAGATTCTCAAGCCGAGCTAGTTATTAATGCAGAACACGGACTTGAGCAAGATGATTTAATTGCTCTTAAAAATTTTGATACTAGATTTGATGCAATTTACAAAGTTGATTCTGTAATCGACAGCACAAGAATTTTAATTACAATATCAAATAGTTTACAGGAACTAATAGACGAAGAAGCTGTAATATCAACTGGAATTTTGTACAAGTTGAAGAGTAGTATTTTAGATACTCCTATTGATCTTGTTAATAATATTCCATATGATGGTTGGATTTTAAATGATACGGTTTGGGTTAGAGATTCAGATGGACAAAATAATTGGGCCGTATACCAAAAAACTGATCCTTGGGGATTTGAATCAAAGATTCAATTAGGAATAAGTCAATACTCCGGAAACGATCATTTTGGTCGATCAGTGGCATTTGATAACTTGGCACTATATTTGTATGGTGGTGCACCAGAAAGCGGCACAGGCAGGGTCAGCATTTTTGCAAGAAACATTAATAATGGATGGGACGCATACGGTTTTCTCAATGCAATTAATCCCAGTCTAGTCGGCTTTGGTACAGTTTTAGCAACTGCTACCATAAGTGGTGTTAGTTATCTAGCAGTAGGAGCTCCAAATTCCAGTAATGGTGGTGTGGTTTACATTTTTGTAAATCAAACATTAGTTCAAGTTCTAGCCAACGATTCACCAACTGCTACGGATAAATTTGGAGCATCATTGGCCATGTCAGATGATGCCAAATATCTTTACGTTGGTGCACCAGGAGCAGATAAAGTATTTTGTTATACTCTGGATTATCCTAGAACTACACAAGTACAAATTTTACAATCGTCTGGCAATACCGCTTATACCCTAGATATATCTCCAACACTTGCGATTGATATATTGGTAGTAGCTCCTCTAATAAATTCGCAATATTTTCCTTATATTGATTATACTTTAGCCACTGCAAGTCAAGGTATCAAAAATTTTACTGCGTCCGGAACAGCCACAGGAAGCCCCGCAATATATACTGGAATATCTGCTACTGGAGGATCTGGTTCTGGAGCCAAGTTTTATGTAGAAAAATATATTGACGACTTAGCCACGCTGGTTTACCGAGTAGAATTAGAAAACGCAGGAAGCGGATATACACAACCAGATCCGGGCCCGCCAACAGTTATCATTGGGGATACTCTTACTATTGCAGGTACTCTTATTGGGGGATCTTCGCCTGCCAATGATATCACTATATTGTTAACAGGAGTAGGAACAATTACCAATTTGGTATTTTCCTCTGCACCAGCAAACGGTCTTGACATCAATGTGTTGACCAGACCTCAAAAATATGCTTATTTTGAAACCATCAACGGCGGCATAAATTCAAATTTTGGATCAGCAGTTGTTTGCAATTCAGAAGGTTATAACATAGCAATTGGCGCAAGCACAACTACAATAAACGGATTGCTAAATGCAGGTAGCGTACAGGTTTGGCATACAACAGTTAACGAAATTTTTACCAATGGACTTTCTAACACCTTTGCACTACCGTATAATTTAGGTTTGTCATATAAAGTCTATCTCAACGATGAATTAATTTATGACATAACAAATGCTCCACCTGGGGTATCTCCTTCTTACAGTGTAATTAATTCTAACCTTATACAGTACGGAGGTGCAGGTATTCCTGTATTGCCACGCGGTAATGTAATCAAAGTGGAATCCAATGGAGTATTGTTTGATCAAGCAATTTATCCTGAGCTTGTCGGTCTAGAAGGAGGCAAGTTTGGTCAACTGTTGGCAATGTGTAATAGCGGTTGCAACATTTATGTTTCTAGTCCTGAGTACACAGAGGCCAGTTATAGAAAAGGTACAGTAGCCAGGTATCTAAATCTAGGAAGAGTTTATGGGGTAGTTTTAGGTACTGTGGTAAATCCAGTTGTTACAGCTGGACATAGTATTGTTATCAATAATATTTTTATTACATTCACCGGCACTACTTTAAATTCAGTAATTTCCAATATTAATGGGGCGAATATTCCTGGTGTTACTGCTACAGCCCAAGACGGAAAATTAAAGATAGTCAGTGATGTAAAGGTTGCTGCTGACAAATTGAATATTACAAATGGATCATCATTTAGCACTGCGCTAGATGATTTAGGAATTCTTCTATACCAATATGTTCAAACATTCAGACAACCACAAGATTTAGGCGAAGTTTTTGGCACTGCGCTGGCAGTTGATCAAATCACAAACACATTGGCAATAGGTAGTGATGGTGCCGATATGCCTATACCAACTACATTTGATTTTGAGTCAGGATTGCCTACAACTTTTGACGGTAGTGGAACAAAATTTATTCAATTTATAACAGACAGCGGAGCCGTTTATGTTTACAACCTAATGCCTAATCCATTTGAAGACGCCGATAATCCTTCATTATTTGCTTATTCACAAAAACTTGTAGGTCCAGACTTACAAAGTGGATTTAATTTTGGAGCAAGCATTGCACTACGTGGCGAGTATTTAACTGTGGGAGTTTCTAACGATTTGAACGTTGTTCCTGGCGGTGGCAGCATATATTTTTACTACAATCAAAATGCCAAATCTGGGTGGACTTTACTCAGATACAAAGAACCACGTGTAGACATAGGTGCTTTAAACAGTTCATTTATATACAACACAATAACACAAAATATCATTGATTTTTTTGATTATTTGGATCCTGCCAAAGGCAAACTTTTAGGTGTAGTAGATCAAGAACTTGATTTTAAAGAAGAGTACGACCCTGCAAGTTATAATGCCTCTAATAGATCAGACACAATCAACAACGGCAAGTTTTACTGGTCTGATAAACAGGTAGGAAAAACATGGCTAGATCTCTCCACTATGAGTTTTATAGATTATGAACAGAGCAGCATACAATATAGAACTAAAAATTGGGGCAGTTTATTCCCTGGCAGTGTTGTTACAATTTACGAATGGATTGAAAGTGATTTTTTGCCTAGTCAATATGAAGATTCTGTTGGCGATGGCGTACCAAGATATCCTGACAACTCCGCATACACATCTGTCACAGTGATTGACCCAGTCACTGGCATAATCAATCAAAAATATTACTATTGGGTATCTGGCAAAACAACTGTAGATGTTAATCGTGCCTTAAGAACTTTGAGTGCCAGATCTTTAGAATCATATATCACAAATCCAAAAGATCAAAACATTCCGTATTTGGCCTTGCTCAAACCTAACGCGGTAGCACTTTATAACATTACAGATAAATTGAGCGGCAATGATGTTGTGATCCGGTTAGAATTATCTCAAGAACGAAATTCTAATTTGATTCATAATGAATGGCAGTTGGTTCAACAAGATGCAGGTGCTGGATCAATACCATCAAGAGTTATAGACAAATTGAAAGATAGTCTAAGCGGATTTGATGCAAATGGACAAAGTGTCCCGGATCCACTTTTACCTGTGCAAGAAAAACTGGGCATATTGAATTTTCCACGTCAATCTTTATTATTGAATAGATTGGTTGCACTACAAAATTACATAGAAACATTAAATGGCATTTTTGTAAATTACGCAATACTTTTAATTAAAACTCCTTCAACACTGTACCTGGAGGATCCTATTCCGACTGTGGGATTTGATACTCAAATTGACAGTGTGGTTGATTTGTCTTATCTTGACACCGATTCCTTTGTAGAAAACTATAAAGTATTAGTTTTAAGCGATTCAACATATCAAGGCAAATGGGCTATCTATAGATACAATTCTGCCACAGATAATTTTGAAGTTGATAAACTGCAAAGTTTTAAAACATCATTGTTTTGGACACCAATTGATTGGTATGCTAGCACTTTTCAAAACGGCAAAGTAATAAACTACACAGTAAATCTCTATAGTGAAACACAAGCATTGACTCCATCTGTGGGTGACTACATTAAAATTTTAGATGATGGTAAAGGAGATTGGCTACTATACGAAGTTTCATCTGATGGCAGTTATGAATTGATAGGTGCTCAGAACGGGACTTTACAAATAAATTCATCAGTATATGATGTTTCAAAAGGTCCTGGATATGATAGTGTTGTGTATGATTCTGTTGAATATGATCCACAGGCTGTTAAGGAATTACAAAACATATACGACAGTGTCTATCAAGAAATTTTGACTGACAATTTAAGTGTCGAATTTAATAAATTATTTTTGACAATTATTAATTATATCTTTGCCGAACAGAAAAATCCTGATTGGGTATTCAAAACAAGTTTCATTGATGTATATCATAATCTTAGAACTTTAGAGGAGTTTCCTAATTATGTACGAGACAATCAAAGTTTTTACAATGATTATATCAATGAAGTAAAACCATATAGAACACAAATTAGAGAATACATTCCAATCTATTCAAGACAAGATGATGCACTTGGTGATTGGACTGACTTTGATTTACCTAGTTCATACGACATTCAGTCAGACACTTTTAAAAGTCCTAGCCTGACTGATCCAGCTGATGCCAATTTATTGACAAAAGACATATATACAGATTGGATCAACAATTATAAGTTTAAAATTACTGATTATATAATTGGCAACATAGGATTGAATTATATATTACCTCCTAATGTTGAAATCACTGGTGGTGGCGGTACCGGAGCTTCTGCTATCACAACATTATATGCTAACGGTAAAGTCAGTGGTATTACGGTTGTGAGTGCTGGTTCAGGTTATACATCTACTCCAAATGTGTTTATCAATGGAGATGGAGTAGGTGCAACTGCTTATCCCTTACTGAAAAATGAGTTTTATGCTTCCCAGGCAAATTTAAGTTATAATCTAGTTAGAAGCATTGATACATTGTTAAAGTTTGATAGATTGGCCTACACAAGTAATGTTGTCATTTGGGAGCCAAACAAGGCATTTGCCAACACAGTTGTTGTTGCAGGAAACACCACTGTTGACGTTGGTAATGTTTATATCACTTCTGGCAATATAGTTGTGTACAACAATGAAGCTTACATAGCTACAAATGCAAACATAACCACTGAATCCATATTTGATTTTACTAGATTTACCAAAATTGAAAGCGGCAACGTCCTTCTAAATGCAGTTGATAGAATTGCAGCATACTACCAACCTCAAGTTGGTATGCCAGGCAAAGTTTTACCTCAACTGATAAACGGTATAAGTTATCCTGGTAATTACATTCAAGGGCCAGAATTTAGAGCTAATGCTTTTGAAGTCTCGAGCAACATTGTTTCTTTTGATTATGAAGGTTTAACAATCAATAGCGGTAATATTGCTGCATTTGATTTTATTAAACAAGGATTCGAGATTGATCAAAGCATCAGGATAGAAGCAAATGTTCCGTTTGATTTTCAAAACAATGGTTATTTTACTATTGTTAACGTAAACAGAGATTCAATGACCCTGACTGGTCAACCTGTTGAAACAACCTGGAACATCTTGTTAGACAACCCTGTGACTGCTAATCGCGGCGATTGGATAAGCCAGGCCAATAATACAGCCAATGCCTATGTGCTAGAATCAGTAGTCAGCTCACGCAATCTATCAATAATTTATTCTACTCCGTCTTTCCGTGTGTCTCAAGGCAATGTTGTAACCGTTAACGGAATAACTTACTCATCAAATATAGCCGAGATAACCACCGGCGGGAATGTTGAAGTTAAAATTTGTTATTTAGATCTAAAAGATGTATTAGATTCAAATATTTACAGTACCTACTTGGATAGCAATTTAGGTATCAGACCGCAGGATATCAATATAGTAGGCGGCGCATATGTTGATAGATACTCAAGTCATGCACCAGAAGAATTGATTCCTGGTAGAATGTATGACGCTGTTGAAATGCGTGTGTTTAGCAATACTGCTGGTAATACTGCCATTTATGGCTATAGAGTATTTCAGCCAATGAGTGCAAACATAGAATATACAAGAATAAGTGCTAACGCTTCAACAACACTTGCTGCCAATCTGAATATGATTGATGATGAAATTAGAGTAATCAACGCTGCAAAATTGCCTACACCTTCACGTGCAACTGCCAATCCAGGTATTGTGTTTATCAATGGCGAAAAAATTATATACTATCAAAAGTATGATTTTGCAAAAATGTCAACAGCCATTCCGTGGACAGCTAATACTACGATACCAATTGAAACTCTAATTTCACTAGATAGTAATGTGTATCTTACCACAGGTAATGTTTATGCGAATGCCAATGTATATGTCAATTCAGCAAACATTCAATTGATTACTCTTAATTCGTTAAGACAGTTGCGTCGTGGTGTAGATGGAACCGGTGTAGCTAATGTAATTTTAGCTGGAAACATAGTGTCAGACAGCAGTGAACAACAATTAATACCAAATGCACAAATTTTCAATCCTATCACAATTACAGGAAACCTCAAAGTTACATCTAATGTTACCTTTAAACTTGTTTTGAGTGCAAATATCACAGCAAACATTGGTGATTACATTACACAGTTCATTGGTAATACAGGCAATGCAAGAATACTAGACAGTGTAATTTCAAGCAACGTTGTAGCTGTGGAAAATGTCAATGGCATTTTCCAAACTGCTGCAAATATTGGTACTAGAGTTAATATAGCAAGTATTACAAACGGTTTTAGTAGCACAACTGCAAATGTGTTAAGTATTACAACTCTTGGTTCAGTGTATGCAAATGGTAATGTGGTACTATCAAGTACACCTGTATTGCGTAGTAATATTTGGGAACAATTCAGCACTACACTCCAAAACAGCAATACCGTAGGTGCGCAGTTTATTAGAGCGGAGCCTAGTTATATACCATGAGCAAACAGCAACTAAATAGTAATATGGATAAAAATATGGAAGATTTACAAAAAAATTCTACTGAAAGCACATCACAGCCCAACGAGACGGGTGGCATACATGTTCAGGGTCATATCAAAATTTTTGATCCAGAATCTGGAGAAGTTTACATTGATAAACGCAATGCCATTCATTATGAAAACATCAGTGAGGCCATTGCGTACAATTTAGCAAATAAAGGTCAAAATTACATTTATGAAATGCATTTTGGTAATGGTGGCACCAGCGTAGATCCAACTGGTATTATTAATTACCTACCGCCCAATGTTAATACAAGCAACAGTAATTTATACAATCCCACATTTGCCAAGATAGTAGACAACACCAGCGCACTCAATGCTGACCCTACCAGAAATAAAATGGAAATTAGGCATGTGCCCGGGCGTGTTTACACAGACATAGTTATTAGTTGTCTATTGGATTACGGTGAACCCGCTGGACAAAGTGCATTTGATAACAGCACAAATCTAGAAGACACTTACACATTTGACGAGCTAGGCCTAAAAGCCAGAAGCACAGATGGCAGTTCAGGACTGACCACTACCGGCAAGCTACTGACACACGTGATATTTCATCCGGTACAAAAAAGCCTTAACAGATTGATTCAAATTGATTATACAGTAAGAATACAAACTTTAACAAATTTAAGTAGTATAGGATAGCGCAATGCCATATTTTGTAAATAAAACCGACGGATCCGTAATAGTTGTTTTAGATGGTACCAAAGATACTACCAGTACCAGTCTCACTTTGTTTGGGCGTTTAGTTGCAAATTATGGCGATCAAACAAATGAAAACTTTGTTCGTCTGTTAGAAAATTTTGCGTTTAATACCAGTCCTGTTAATCCAATTAGAGGACAATTGTGGTTTGATACTACCAATGATACTGTCAAAGTTTATACTAGTTCAAACACATGGTCGTCGGTAGGTAGATCAATTCTTGGAAATTTAACAGCCACAGGTAATTTGTTCTTGGGAACTCAGGCTTTTGAAATACAAGATTTAACTGGAAACGTAAAAGTTATTAATAAAGCTCCAAACGGAAACATTTCTATATTTTCAAATATTTCTGGTGTAAGCACAAATGTTTTGAATATAGCAGGCGATTCGGGCTTGCTAACAGTAAATGGTAATGCTACAAACAATTTGGGAATAACCACCAAAATTTATGTAGATAGTTTTATTAATAATTTAACGGCCAATGCTGCGGTACAAGCAAACATTTTGGGAAATCTTTCTTCAAATGCATCAGCACAGGCCGTGTTATTGAACAATCTGGAATCTAATGCAGTTGTTCAACACAATAGCATAGTTGGTTTACAAGCAAATATAAACGCAGCTTGGGGCAATATTGGTGCTTTGCAATCAAATGTTTTATCCATAAGTTCCGGTGGTGGGCCAATTGATGTCACTGAATTAAGGTTAAATAGCAACGTTGTATTAAACAATACAGGCACCGGTAATACAGTAATTAATTTTAAAACACCAGGCGGTATAACTGTAATTTCTGCAGCAGGATCAAACGATGCAACTACTCCAGTAACAATAAAAGGACAATGGTTTTTAGGAACTAATTCTACCATAAATGCTTTGTACGCTGATTTGGCAGAATACTTCAGAAGCGATGATTCATATGAACCAGGCACAGTTTTGAGTTTTGGTGGATCCGCAGAAGTAACTATTTCTAAAGTTGAAAATGATATCAAGGTAGCCGGGGTAGTAACTACCAATCCAGCATTTGTAATGAATCAGCAGCTGGAAGGAACAAGATGTTGTATAGCTTTACAAGGAAGAGTTCCGTGCAAGGTTATTGGGCCTGTGGCGGTTGGCGATATGCTTACTACTTCTCATATTGCCGGTCATGCTAAACGAGCAGATTTGCCTATTATGGGTGCAATCATTGGAAAATCCTTAACCAACGTTTCAAGTAATACCACTGCTACTATTGATATTTTAGCAGGAAGAATGTAAAAAAACTATTGATAAATAAACAAGTTGGAGAACTTTACACATGGCTTATAATATTACCCTAACTAACGGGACTGCTTTAATTAGTGGAGGTCTTGCTGATGGCACGATTGATAACACTAACAGCAGTCTTACTTTAGTCGGTAAAAATTACCCTGGATATGGCATATTCTTAAATCAAAACATGGTTAGATTGCTAGAGAATTTTGCCAATGGGTCGCAACCTACTGCTCCCTTACCGGGACAATTATGGTGGAATACTGTCACCAAATATTTGAATATAAACACAGCTTCAACAAAGGGCACGGCCGCAGCAGTGTGGAAAACAATTGCCACAATGACTTATGCCTCTAGTTTTACTTCCACTCCAGTGGCCGGCGAGCAATGGTTTGATACAGTAAATGGACAACTAAAAGTATGGACAGGATCCAGCTGGACTACCATTGGTCCTGCGGCTACCACATCTACTGGCAATAGCGGGGCAATCCCAGATACTATTGCCGCAATTAGTCCTGCTGCAACCTACGTGGTTTTAAAGTTTTATATTGATAGTACTCTAGTTGGAATATGGAGCAAAGAAGCAGCTTTTACAACCGCCGTTAGTGGATTTTCACAAATAAACAGAGGATTGAATCTTAGCACAGATTTAAGCCAAGCGTTTTATGGAAATGCAGATGTAGCTGTAAGTTTGTTTGTAAGTGGTGTAAAAGTTCCAGGAACAGCATTTTTAAGAAATGACACTTCGGGCACAATTTCAGGTGCGCTTACACTCAGTGGTGCAGCAAGCGATGGTGGATTAACTTTAGGTCAATCCGGAGATTTTGTAGCATCAGTAAGCGGCGGTGTTGTAACTTTAAGAAATCAAACGAATAATCGCGATCTAGTGTTGAGTGTAAAAACTGGTGGAGTTCAAACACCTTTTTTAAGAGGAAACACAATCACTGGATTACCAGAAGCATACGCCAATCCGACAATATCATCGCCTGCGCTGACATTGGCAACAAAAAATTATGTTGATACACAGCTAGGCGGAGGTACCGGAATCAGCACGTTCTCTGCCAGTTTGAATCCGTCTGCCAACGTTACATACACACTAGGAAACACAACAAATAGATGGAGTAATGTTTTTACACAGAGCATGCTTATTGGTAATATTTTTGCTGCCAATGCGAATGTTCATACTGTTTATGCGTCGGGCACAATTTTACCAACATCAAATATCTCGGTCAACTTAGGAAGCACTGGAATGTGGTTTAACACATTCTATGGCGTATCAGTTCAAGCACAATACGCTGACTTGGCAGAAAGATTTGAAGCAGATAAGCCATATGCAGCAGGGACAGTAGTGGCCATTGGGGGCGTTAAAGAAATTACATCAGAAGATCAAGAATTAAGCGAAGATGTGTTTGGAGTAATTAGCACCAGAGCAGCATATTTGATGAATGGAGCAGCAGGATCAGATGATACGCATCCGCCAGTGGCTGTAAACGGTAGAGTGCCAGTTAGAGTAATTGGCCCGGTGAAAAAAGGAGATCGTTTAGTCAGTGCAGGTAATGGCTTAGCTAGAGCTGGTGCAAAAAATGAACTTTCACCTTTTAATGTTATTGGTCGCAGTTTGGAAAACAAAACAGACGCTGGTGAAGGCATTATTGAAGCTATAGTGAAACTGAACAGTTAGGAATAGATATGTCATACGCACAAGGCAGTTTAATTGAAGCAACAGATTATAATAACATTATTGGAGCAAACACTAGTTCTAATCCTAGCACGTTTCATGCAGTATGGGCATGGGGAAATGGTAGTCGTGGTTATGGCCAAACTCCAATCAGTAATGTGTCTGTGTCGGGTACAGTTACAGCCACACAATGGGCAACATTGATCAATAACATTAATAGTGCTAATCTTCATATTAGAAACACTTCTTCTGGTTTAACTGCTAACACAGCCGGGCAACTGATTGGACATTCTGGTGGCCTAACAGTGGGTATTTCACGTCTCAATCAAGATAGACTACTTTTTGCAACCAACTCAGCTGTAACCACAAATCAAAGTTCTTTGACTGCATATTCAGCATGGGTAGTATCAAATACTCCATCAACTGTAACTAGAAGCTTTGGCGCCAATGTGCAATTTGCTAGCCCTGACCAAGCAAGATTCTTCTTTAATGCCGGCGGTAGACTTAAATTTAATGTAAGTGCAGTAAACAATTCTGGCGGAGTGGCAAGGTCGGTAGCTGTAACAAACTTATTTGGATACGCAGGTGGTATTGCCACGTTTGGTGCTAACACTAATGGTGGTAGAACCGGTACTGGTGGTACCTCGGTAACAACAGATACTGATAAAGGTTATTACAATGCCACGATTGCCAACATCACTTTGGTTTCAGTCACTTCAGTGACTTCTTTTTATACATCAGACACTGTCACTATAACCTACAGAACAAACGGAACTCAAGGCGAGCACAACGACAACGGATCAATTTTAAGTTTCTGGGTTAATATAACTTCTACTTCTGGTTCTAATGCAGGTGGGTTAAGTTTTGATGATTCTATCAATATTACCCCAACGGTCACAATTGACGTATCTCCTCCAGAGACCACAAATTTGACAAACTCTTGGGGTGCTATTACAGTTACCCGCCAGGGTACATAAAAAACTTTACATCAGTACAAGATTAGTATAAAATATAGCTAATCTTATTGCAACCTTATACATGGATAATATCAATGATATTGTGGCCGAAATCAAATTGGCTACAGATTTTCAAATCAACAAAAAAATTCTACGAGAAAAAATTCAAACTGAATTACACATGACCCATAATGGAGGCTTGTTCAAAATAAGTCCAGAATTGTTGGCCTTTGTTAAAACATGGCCCGTGGATGAATTATATCTAGAAGATGTATACCAAAATCCAGTTCAAATTGATCGGCAAGTTTTTTTGGTAACTGCTCAACAACACTATCAAACAGTAATGAATCGCTGGCATCAAGCTCATGCAGAACTTAAAAAAATCAGAAAAATCTAGAGGAATACTTGCATTTGCATA